GTAGACATTCATGTCTCTGAGTATCTCTCATGAGAGTGCTCTTGCCATGGGTGCCTGTATTCTAGGCCCAGGAGGTGGACGGGGATTAATGCCCCAGGTCCATCTTCTGCGCGTCTGCTGTGAAGCAGACTGGCTAGATGCGTAAGTTTTGCTAGTGATGGCTTTTCGCGACCTGCGAGAAGCACCCAACATCATTAGCGACCTGTAGCGAGATGCTACAGGCTAGCACACTTGGGATGTGTGTCTTAGCTCGTGCGATAGCGGTGGCTAACCACCACCCCATGTTCTTACCCTTGTGAAAGGATTAATACCATGGTCGCACCCATCTCCGGTCCATTTACCAAAACAATAACGGTAAAAGGTCCGCCGACGAGTCTTGGTTACAAACCCGATTGGTTAGCAATAACCCGGGTCTGGCGCCGCCAGAGAAAGCCTTACAACCTTCCTTTGGTTTATTCGTTGGACAGTCGCCGTGTGGTGTCACATTATGATAGTGACGGCACGGTGTATGCAGCGACTAACAATGTCTGGTACGGTGTCCCGCAGTACTTCGTTGATAATGCCTATAATAAGGCTTATGCGAAGTTTGTTAATAAACTGCATGACAGCGCCGAGATGCTTGTTAATCTTGCTGAGCATAGGCAAGCGAATCAGATGATAACGACGCGAGTCGTCCAGCTGGCCCGTTTTGCTCGTGCTATTCGACGGTTCCGATTTGGTGAAGCGGCAGCTGCCTTAGGCATGTCGCGTCAGAGCATACAGAGGATGAACTTACGATCAACCTCCAAGGCGCTCGGGAATAACTGGCTCGAATTTCATTTCGGCTGGTCTCCCTTAATCGGTGATATTAAGACTGCTATGGACATCCTAACTTCGGGGTTACCTCCATTTAGGATTAAAGTGAAGGCCGCAATGGACCTTCCTGAGAGCTCAAGCTCTCTGTCCCTCAGTCATGGAACCACATCGAGTACTCGTTACCACGAGGGTTTCTTGATTGCTGCAGGGATTTCGGTTGAAAATCCGAATCTCTGGTTAGCAAATAGATTGGGTCTTGTAAACCCACTCGGGTTGGCATGGGAACTAGTCCCGTTCAGCTTCGTGCTGGATTGGTTTGTTAATCTAAATGATGTCTTGAAGAGCTCGTCAGAGTTCTATGGGCTAAATTTGATTAACCCGTATCGAACGGAGTTTCGCACTGTCGACCACTCGGAAACAGAGTATTGGCGTACGTTTTGGATGGGTAGTTGGATAACTACTCGTTCTCGACGTATGACCACTAACTACTGCGCCGTGGGGCGGAGTCTTGGAATCCCCGGTCCAACTCTGCGCGTGAGGCCCGCAAAGGCCTTGTCATGGCAACGCGGCCTAACCGCCGTTAGCCTCCTTCTTCAGTCCATAAAGGGTTGAAGCTTCCTTCTGTGTAAACGGAAGATCACTTTACCGGAGCATAAAATGCCCAGTATCGCAAATCTCGTAATCAAGAAAAATGATGGAACCACCGACGTTACTTATACGGCGGAAGTGCCTTCTTCGGGCGACAAAAGCCCGGCGCTTTGGCGCAACCAGTCTGTCGGAACGGCGATTGCCCACCGTCCTACGCTGACCTTGTCATCCCGTAATAACGGGACTGGCACGGCTCGGCGCATGGATGGAAAGCTCGTCTATCCGACGACGGTTACTGGCACCGATGGTCGTGTTACCGTTGCTGACAAAGCTATCATCGAGTTCGGTGGCCTTATTCCTTTGAATATGGCTGTGGCCGATCTTAATGAAGCTGTCGCTCAAGCTGCGAATGCGTTCAAGCACACGGTTGTGCAGGATTCATTCAAAGCCGGTTACGCTCCTACCTGATTGCATAGGAGTAGACCATGCGTTCTAGCTTTTTGCCACGTGAAGTGGAAAAGGCGATTTTCACCTTGTGTGAAGATCTCGCCAGTCCTGTTTCGCTCGGGGTTTATCTCCGAGTAAAACATGGATGTTGGGACGATCTCGCTTTGATGCGAGTCGACCCGAAACATTATCTCGGTGCTGAAGCGTATTGGCGTGATAACCAATGTGCCAGCATTCTTCGCAAGTGTCAGGACCTCCCGACTACCTTTGACCGTAAGGCCAAAGCAGTTGAGAATTTCTGGCTTAGCGAGAGGCAATGTTTCCGTACCAACAATCGGCTGCGATCTTATCTCTACGGTAAGGCTTATGCCCCCGAGGATGAGAGGATCTACTGCTTCTTGCAGCGGGTCCGAAAAATCGTAGCACGACTCCTGGGGCCCTGTCCAGATTTACTGGATGGACGCTTCGGGCCTGGTGCGACTTATGGCGACAGGGGACAGTTATGTACGGTTCCCGATAAGATGTCTTCTCGACCCACTTTGACTAGAGATGCTGCCTGGTTCATGTTCCCATGGACCGGTACTGCATGGGCGAAAGCCTGTGCCAGCCGCTCTCGAGATCCGGAATTTATCCGAGGAAACCGTTTCACAACGGTTCCCAAAGATTGTGTGAAGGACCGCGGCATAGCCGTGGAACCCTCCATCAACCTCTTTTATCAGCTTGCCTATGGCAAACTGTTGAAAGGACGGTTGTTCCGTGCAGGTCTTGACCTGCTTAATGCGCAAACTATTCACAAGCGGGTTGCTTGTGAGGCCTCTATCCGAGGTCATTTTGCGACAATAGATCTCTCTAATGCTAGTGATACCGTCAGCAAAGCCCTGGTCGAGCTTTTGCTACCTACTGAGTGGTTCGGGGTCCTTGCGGACCTTAGATCACCATACACCCTTGTTGGAAAACAATGGGTGTTACTGGAGAAATTCAGCAGTATGGGAAACGGTTACACTTTTGAGCTGGAGACTGTTCTTTTCTTAGCCATTTCGATGGCTTCGATGGAGGCAGCCGGCGTTGACCCCATTCCTGGGGAAAACGTGTGGGTGTTTGGCGACGATATCCTCGTTCCAACCGCTTGCACTCAAGGTGTCCTTGCTGTGTTGCGATATCTCGGATTTACGCCTAATGAGAAGAAAACCTTTTCAGATGGTCCTTTTCGAGAAAGCTGTGGTGGGGACTACTTCAACGGCGTGGACGTTCGTCCACACTTTTTAGAGGAGTTCCCTCGTGAACCGCAGCAAATTATCGCTTTGGCTAACGGGTTACGTCGAGTGGGCCGTGCAAACGGTCTCACAAGCGCTCGTCATTCTCTTCTTAGTCGTACTTGGTTTCGCATTTTGGATGCTTTACCAAGTCATGTCAGACGGTTACGGGGTCCACAAGACCTTGGTGACCTCTGCATCCACGACGACGAAGAACGATGGCAAACCCGTTGGCGGCACAGTATCCGATATATTGGATGCTATCGCCCGGCTCGCTTTAAGCGAATAGGGTGGAAGCATTTTGATGCATCGGTTGTGCTAGCTTCCGCACTTTATGGAGTTGACAGTGGGGCCCCAAGCAGTATTCGTACTGCCGCAGGTAACAATGCCACCTCAGCACACTCTCTCGAAGGGGTAACCCCTAGAGATGCTGTGCTGGGCTATAAAGTGGGATGGGTCCCATTCAGTTGAATGGGAGACGTGGCTGTATAAGCCATGTTACGTTTCTGGTGCTACATAACATCAGTGGAGGGCTCCTTTGAGTCCATAAATGGGTAAGATTCGCGAG